GCCGTCTAGGCGCCCGAGGGCACCTTCGGACAGGCGTGGCAGGAGGCCGCCGCGGCCCTGCCGGACGGCTGGGCCCTGCGGATCATGACCTGCGCCTGTGACGAGGGGCCGGGGCACTGGCGCATCTCCGCCGGCGCCTCGCTCGCGAACGGCACCGATCCCGAGGTCTACGCCGAGGGCGTCCCGGCGGTTGCCCTGCGGGCTGTGGCGGCGGCATTCCGCGAGCGATAGCGTCATCGCGGACCCCCCGCTGCGGCTGCCCACGCCTCGAGCTTGCGTCCCAGCTCTTCCCGGGACGGCGGGCGGTCCGGGTCCTGCTCCTCCGCGTCCAGCGCGTAGAAGGCCAGCCACTCCGCGAACTCGCGGGAGCTGACCTCGCGCTGACACTGGCGGAGGCTCATTCCAAGCTCTCGGGCGAGTCGGAACCAAGCTCGCCGCTCAGGGCGTTTCCCAGCTGCTCCTTCAGCTCCTCCACGTCCTCGTCAGACAGGCCGGAGAGCCGCTGCGCCACTTTGAACACCCGCTCCAGCGCGGCGGCGCTCTTGTGGCCGAGCACGAGCACGTCCGCCGGGGTGAAGAGGTTGATGCCTTCCTCGTCGATCATCACCATCGCCGCGAGGCGGGCGCGGATGTTGTCGCGCTTGGACTCGACGGTGGGCGTCGTCCCGTTCCATCGGATGTTCGCGATGGACGCCTCGTAGTGGTCGCGTTCGATCCCCTCCAGGGAGCGGACGAGCACCCGGCCACCCCACTCCGGGACGTCGACCCACTCGGTGACGCGGTCGTCGGCCTCGAGGATGGCTTCGCGGGTCAGGATCTTGAGTGCGGTCATGCTGACCTCCGTTCATTGAGTGCCTGCAGCCAGTGCAGTGCTTCCTCGGCGTGGGTGATGGCGAGGGACAGCTCGCGGGCCGCCTCCTGCCGGTTGAGATCTCGGAGACGCTCGATGACGACCGGCAGGACGGTCGCGGGTGTGTCGCCGGGAGCACCCGGGACCGTCTGCCAGACGATGAGCGAGCGTTCATACAGGGCCATGCTGGCCTCCGGTGGTTTACGCGGTGGCGACCGGGCCGGTGATCTTGAGGGTGATGTCGAGGCTCGCGTGCTTCCCGACAGGGAGACCCGTGTCCCACTTGGTGACGTAGGCCGAGAAGCTGATGACGTGGGCCGAGAGCGAGCCCGGGGGCACGATCTGCCAGTCCTGGAGCCCGCGGCTCTGCATCCACGAGAGGAGCCCGGTGACGGAGTCCTGCGTGGCCTCGCCCGGGATGTAGTTACAGGGGAACGTCACCTCGCCGCCGTCGAGCAGCGTGGCGATGTACTCCTTGTACTGGTTCGGGCTGGACTGGTTCGTGACCTCGTCGGTCTCGAGCGACTGGCTCGGGCCCTTGAGGTCACCCACCTCCGCGATGGTCGTGAAGACTCCGGCCCCGTGCACCGAGTGCTGGAGCAACCAGCCGGGGCCTGCGATGGCATTGCTCATGCGAACATCCCTTCCTTGCTAGCTGACTGACGGGAGCCGGATGACGGCGAACGAGATGTCCGTCGAGGACGCGGCCACGATGACCGTCCCGTTCGTCTGCTTCCAGCCGGCGGCCGGGAAGGGCCCAAGGACGGCGAACTGCGGCGTCACGCTGCCGATGGGCAGCGAGTAGGCCGTGATGTCGCCCGTCCGATTGAGCGAGTCCTTGACCGAGGTGACGGTGACCGTCTGCGCCGCCGCGCCAACGTTCTGCACGAGCAGCAGCTCGCGGCCCGTCGAGACGAACGTGTTGGACGTGGCGTCCGCCGTCGTGAACGTGAGGGCCGCGGCCAGGGCCGTGATCGGCAACGCGGGGTAGCCACCAGGCGGGGTGGTGATGGGCAGAGCGACGAGACCGGCCATGCTTACTTGCTCCTTCTACGCTTGGGGACCTTGGGGGCGGGGACCACCTCGACGGGCTCCGGGTCGGGTACCGGCGGGTGGTCGCGGATGTGGGCGGCCGTGTACGAGGCGTCAAACGACCCGTAGGGGCACGACCGGCACTGGAGGTAGGGGCGGCCGAGCCGCTCGATCTCATCCATCAGTAGCTCACCTGCTCCAGCACTTCGAGGTCCACGTCGAGCCAGCACCACGACTCGTCCGTGCCGGTCTTGAATGACGAGATCCGCGACACCATGCACAGCCCGCCCAACATCGGATCGGCGGTGAACGCAGCGAGATAGGCGTCGTAGAACGGGAGGACGACCTGCGCCGCAGTCGCGGCGTCCCCCCGCGCGATGAACAGGCTCATCTGGATCGTCCACGTGAGCTCGACGGTGCCCGTCTGCGAGATCCACTCGATGGTCGGGGCGTCAGGAAGGCGCGAGACGTGCATCAGTGGCTCGGTCGCGCTCTCGGGCGCGGGCTGGATCGTCTGGCCCGGGCGGAGGGGATCGTCGTAGATGCCCTGCCCTGCCCCGTAGATCGAGCGCACGCCGACCGTCTCGCCGTTGGGCAGGACGATCCCTTGGATGCCCGCAGCCTTCGCGGCGGTGTAGTCCACGATGGAGCGGATGTTGCTGCTCACAGCCGCATCGCCTTCTTGAGCGCGAGCGTCGCGGCAAGCTCGGTTGCCGCCATCGCCGGCGCCGCACCCTTCTCGCCGCCGCGCTTGACGAACGAGTTCGGCGTCGTCCGCGTCTTGCCGCCGACCGACTGGTGGCCGAACGCCTTCACGGACAGCTTCACGGGCCCGATGCTGTGGCCGTGGCCCTTGATGTTGTGGCCGTAGATGACGAGGCCGCGGGCGGGGGAGCCCTTGCCATAGGCGCCGATGGTGTGGCCCGTGACACCCGTGAACTTGGTCTTGGAGGACTTGAACTTCACGCTGTCGCGCAGGCCACCGGGCACGTCGTTCTGCTTGGGGCGGGCCTTCTTGCCGACCGGGGCCTCGGACTTGATCGCGGCCACGAGGACCTTGGCGCCGGCCCGGGAGACGCCGAGCATGGCCGGGCGCACCTTGACCTCCATCTCGGTGAGCTTCGCCTGCACGACCGACATCCCCTCGACCTCGAACGTCACGGAGGCCATCAGAAGCCGCTCCGCAGGAAGCCCGCGCCGAGGCGGAACCGGGACAGCGTCCGCGCGGACGAGGCAAGCAGCGCCTTGGACACGGCGACCGAGCCGAAGGGCGTCAGACCAAGCCGGTCATCCTCGCCCGCCTGCGCGCCGCGGTAGCCGCGGATCGCCTCCTGGAGCGCGACCCGGGTGATCGAGGGCGGGATCGTGAGGCCGAACCCGGGACGCATCGTCACAGACACGCCGCCCGGGTAGCCGGGCCAGGTGCCGTAGGTCAAGCGAAGCCCGATGATCGGCGAACCCTGGAGCGGCACCGTGACGTAGTCGGTGTTCAGCGTGAGCGTCTGCGCCACGGCACCCGTCGCGGTGAGGATCGACACGGCGGAGACAGAGACGCAGTCGTCGATCAGGACGAGGTCGGACCCGCTCGTGCCGGTGTACCGCCGCGTCACGCTGTCCACGGAGCCCGTGACGATCTCCTCCACGACGGCGTGCGCGGTGGTCGGGGTGAACGTGGAGACGGGCACGAGGACGTCCTGCGCCCCGGTGAGCGTTCCCGCGAAGGTCACGGTCCACGGACCCCCGGGTGCTCCTGTCACGACGCTGTTGCCGGAGCCGAGGATCGTGTCAAGCGCGGCCTGGACGGTTGCGGCCGAGGCCGCCGCGTCGATCGCCACGGTCGTCGAGGATCCGGACGTCAGGGTGAACGTCCCCGTGGCCTTGCCGGAGATCGACACGACCTGGACGCCGTAGGCCGACGAGGCGAGGAAGGACCACCCGGGCGGCTGGCCGCGGAGGTTGCGCACCTCCTCGTCGATCACGTCACTGACCTGAGCGAGGATGTCCACGATCGTCTCGTCCCAGGCGCCCGACATCACGGGCGTGTCACCCGACAGGCGGCTCCGGAACGCGGCGAGCGTGGCGTAGGCGGTCATCGCTACTCCCGGGCCGCCGAGATCCGTGCGACGAGCTCACGGTTGGTGCCATCGGTGGAGATGCCCAGCCCTGCGGCGACCGCTTGGAGCTCGGCCTTGTTCATGCGGATGAGCGGCTTCTCGACCGTGTCCTCGGTCGGCTCAACCGGCTCGGGCTCGGGCGGCAGGGGCACCGTCAGGTCGCGGACATGGCCGCGCTCGAGCAGCGTGGCGAGGTGCGATGGATCGAGGATGCCGTCATCGAACCCGAAGGTCGGCACGACCCCGCGCGCCTCGGGCGGTCCGACGTAGAGGTACTTCGCCATGTCGTGCTCCCTGTGTGGGTGTCCGGGCCGGCTGGGAGGTCAGACCGGCCCGGACGGGTGGAGGTGGTTAGGCGCCGATGCCCTGGATCACGGCCGTGCCGGTCGGGAAGTAGCCCTTGAGCACTTCCTCGACGTACACGCCGATGGGCTTGACACGGCCGGACGACGTCGCGATCGCGTACTCGATGGAGTAGAACTCACGCCGGGTGTCGACCGCCCAGGTGGTCCCGATGTTCGCGTTCGGGTACCAGGGCGGCAGCTTCTCCGTGATGACGAGGGCGGTGCCCTGCGGCATGTACGGGTGCGCGAGAACCTCGATCGGCATGCCGGGGAAGAACGGGTTGGTGTACTCCATGAAGATGGAGCCCGCCCGGATCTGGCCCTCGGGACCGACGTCGACGTTGAACCGCTGGGTGGACACGGCCGTCCCGGCGGAGAGGACGAGGTTGCGGATCGTCTGGGCCTCGTGGCCGGAGACGAGCAGCAGGGACGGGGCGACCTTCGGGCCCCTGAACATCGTCTCAAGAACGGTGTCGATCTCGTTGACGGAGCCCGTGCCCGCCGTGAACTTGGCGTTCGCCATGTCCACGAGGTTGGCGCCCGAGGCGAGCGCGGCCTGGACCGCGATGCCGTCGAACTGGAGGGCGTTGGCCGTCTGGTTGGCGGAGTTCGGGACCTGTGCGCCGACACCGGTGATGTCGGTCACGGTGGCGCTGTTGGTCGTCACCTGCTTGAGGAAGTGGACAGTGGACGTGGCGCCCGCGTACACGTTGTACGCGAACGCGCCCGGAACGGCAGCCCAGCTCACGACGGTTGCGGTCGAGCCCGCGCCCGACGCGGCGGTCGTATGGTTGCCGGTGACGGCATCCGTCTCGTTGGCCGAGTCGGCCGAGACGTGACCCCGAGCGCCCGTACCGTTGACCCAGTCGGTCCCGAGCAGGGTGACCGCAGAGACGGCGTAGTAGTACGCCGTGTTGGCCGTCAGCGAGCCACCTGTCGCGGCGACCGTGTCCGCGAAGGACAGGGTGCCGGGCTTGGCGATGCCCGTGGCACTGCCTCCGATGAGCGACATCTCCTCGGACACCTGGAGGTTCTGCAGCCCGCCGAGGGTCGCCTTGGCGACCACGTCGTCGAACGTCTGGCTGGCGCTGATGGCCTCGTAGGACGCGGACGCGAGGCGGCCGAGCGTCTTGTACGTGGCCGACACGTCGGCCTCGGTGAACTGGACGGTGGAGCCGACGGCGCCCTCGGCGATGCCGGCGTCGAGGCCGCCACCGTAGATGGACGTCAGCGCGCGCCAGGTGGTCGAGAGACCGCCCTTGCCATCGCTCTCACGGCTGATCCGCTGGCGAAGCTTGGTGAAGACGGAGTAGAGGGACTTGGCCGGGGCCTCGAGGGGGATCGAGACGAGCCCGGTGCCGGTCGTGATGCCGGTGGTGGTGGTGTTCCCGGTCTTGGCGAAGCTCTCGTTCACCGCGCCGCGGATCTGGTTGATCTCGGCGAGGGCCGACAGCTTCGACGCATCCGTGAAGCCGTTGATCTGGTCCAACGTGTGCTCCCTGCGAGTCGGGGGGCCGGTGTTCCTGCCATCACTCGCTCTCAGGCAGGACCGGGGTCTTATCGGGGTTAGCCGCCTCGCTGGCGGGAGATCATCTCGAACGCCGCCGCATTACCGACCTGCTCCTTGAGGCGCGGGTCGTCGATGAGGTCGGCTGCCTTCGCGAGGGCGGACGCCTTGTCGGTGACATCACCGGAAGGATCGCCCCGGAAGACGGGCGCATAGGGCGTCGCGGGTCCGCCGCCGGTCGGCATCTTGGCGATCTTCGCGAGCTGCTCGCTCTGTGCCGTGGACTTCTCGTCCAGGGCAGCGAGCCTCGCCTCCATCGCCGCGATCTTCTCGGGCGGCAGGATGCCTGCCAGCGCATCGCGCATGATCTCTGAGGGGGTCGCCGCCTTGGCGACCGGCGTGGTGTCGTGGTTCTCGGCGGCCGGCATCTCGGCGGCCTTGTGGGCCGTCGTGCCGAGATCAACGGTCGCCGCGTGGATCGCGTCGATCTTGGCGATGTCCGACTTGGAGTTGCGGGCGCCGGACTTCGTGAGGACCGACGTCAGGACGGACGCCTTCCGGAGCTCGCGTCGCTCCTTGCGCAGCGCCTGGCGGTCCTTCCGGAGCGCCCCGTTGGCCTTGCGCAGCTTGGCGACCCGTCGCTGGAGGGACGGGACACCCTTGACGACGCGGCGGACAAGTGCGGTGGCCTCGTCGTCCTCGGGCACGGGCTCGGTGAACGCCTTGACCATCGCGGTCTGTGCCTCGCGGGCGGCCTCGCGCTCGGCCGCCTTGGCGACCTTGGCGGCCTTGCGGGCGGCCTTCTTCTTGCCCTTGAACGGCATCTTGGCGCCCGGGAACGGGGGCTTGGCCTCGTCGCCATCGGGCTCGTCGGCCGGTGCGTCGGCCTTGACGACCGGCTCGTCGGCGATGATCGGCTCTTCGGTGGTGGCGGCCGCCTCGGCGGCCTCGGCGGCCTTTGCCATCTTGCGCAGCTCCTTCTTCCATGCCTTCGGGAGGGGGAAGCCCTTCCGGTTGGCGATGCTCGTGACTCTTGCCTTGAACTCGGCGAATGTGTGTGGACCCTTGTACCGGCCCCAGCTGGACACGGCGTCGGACACGTCGCCGGCGGTGACGATCGGGAACCCGCCATCGGGCGCGTCCTCCGGGAACACGAAGTCGGCCTTGGGGATCGCGCTGCGGTCGCGGCCGCCGCCGACGTTCTCGTCAACGGCCTTCAGCATCTCGCGCGTCTCGTCGATCGCCACCTGCTCGGGGGATCGGCCCTGCGGATCGGGTTCGGGCATGGCGGCCTCCGTGGTGTCGCGCTTGGCGAGGACGAACTGCTTGGCGATGAGGGCGTCCGGGTTGGCAGGCCGGTTCACGAGCGACAACTCGTTGAGGACGAGCTTCACGAGCTTGCGGACCTTCTGGCCGGCGGCCGTGACGAACGGCACGCTGTGGGCCTCGCCGCCGATCGACACGGCCTTGTACGTCCGGGACAGGACCTTGCGCACGGCGACCGGGTCCACGACGTGCAGGTCGGCCTCGACCTTCCGCATCGCGTCGTCGAAGTAGAGATTCAGGATCGTCCCCGCGGCCGTGCCGGGGTCGTGCATCTCCTGGAGCGAGGCCCACTTCATCAGGCCCGGCGCGGCTGCCTTCACGGCGTCGTAATCGACGACCTCGCCGTGGCTGTCGGGCGTCTCGGAAGTCATGACGCAGTGGACCAGCAGCGTCCCGTCCTCGAGCTTGGTGATGTGCTCGATCGGGGCGGAGAGCCGGAACGGGGCGTCGGGGGCTTCGAGCATGTTCATGACATCAGGACCTCGAATACGGCCCGCACGGCCGCGGGGCTCTCGGCGAACTGGAGGGAGGCGGCCACGGCAGCGGCGTCCTCGGGCGGAATGGCGTCGGACGCGAACGGCACGACCGCCGACCGGCCGCGCTTCACCGCGCCGAGGGACTTGCGCATCCAGCGGTCGAGGTCGGCCTTCTTCACGCTGGCCGAGTCATCCTGCATCGGGCCCATGACCATCGAGCGGTACGACTCCGGGACGTGATGCCCGACGAACGCCGGGATGGCGTCCTCGCCCGCCTTCTCGGCCCCGAGGGTCCGGTGGAAGCCGTCGGCGATCCGCAGCTTCGGCTCCCCGAAGTCCGCGAGCACGATCGGATCCATCGAGGCACCGGAGCCGACGACGTCGGCGATCTCGCCGACCTTGTCCTCGTTCCGCCCGCCGGGCCGGCGGGCCATGTTGATCGCATCGAGCCCAACGGAGGGGTCGTACTCCCAGTGGATCGCCGGGTCCATGACCCAGTCCACGTCCTTGCCCGGGTACGAGCGGAGGAGGTAGCGGTGGACGACCTTGGCAAGGTCGCCGCGGAACGCCAGGCGCTTGCCCCCGAGCGCCTTGGCAACGTCGGTCGCGTTGCCCGGCACGGCCGAGGGGATCGGGGGGTTCGCGCCGCCGGGCGGGGGCTCCGGCGGCTCATCGGACAGGAGCGTGACCACCTGCATCGGCGGATTGGTGCCGAGGAAGACCATGTTCGAGGGATGACCAGCCGGACCGATCGGGTCGAGGTCGCGGTCGAGTCGGGCCTCGTCGATCCCGAGCGATCCATTGCGGATCCGGATGTCCTCGGCCTTGGCGCGCTCCTCCGCAGCCTCCGTGTCCTCGAGCTCCGGGAACACGATCTCGATCTCGGCGCTGAAGTGGAGCCCGATGATCCGGTCGACGACTTCCTTCAGGTGGAACGCGGCGGCCCGCACGCCCTTGTTCGCAGCGGCGCCCTGCTCCTTGGCGACGCCCTTGCCGCCGAGCCCGGCGCCTCCGCTGGAGCGGATGAAGCCCATCTCCATCGGGCTCCGGTTGTACGCCGCGCACCCGACGTGCAGCAGGAACTCCTCGCCCTCGGTCTTGGGCTCCATGAACCCATGCTCGAGCCCCGTGTTTGGGCCACCGGGCATGAACCGCAGGTGAGCCCGCTCCGTCGGCATCTTGTTCAGCTGGTCGAAGGCCGCCTGGAGGGTCCCGATCTGCGCATCGGTCCACTCCGGGGGCATCTTCCAGAACGAGTACGGGGTGGTGCCGTCGTTGAACAGCCGGAAGTCGAGCACCTGGCGCGCGAGCGCCCGCTGGACGGTGAGCAGGACCCACTCCATCGGCGGGTGCCCGTAGGGCGAGTCGTTCCGGCCCCAGAACGGCTCATAGATCATGTGCATCCGGTCGAAGCTCAGCCGCCGCTCATCGGGCGGAAGCTCGAGGTCCTGCATGTACATCGTCCAGGGCATGCCCCGGATGATCTGGCGATACGCGGGTTCCGGCGGGGGAGGGGTCCGGCCGCGCTCGTCGAGCAGCGGAGCGATCGTCGAGCCGTCCACGAGCTGCACGGCGTGGAGCGAGCCGTCGCGCGCCTTCTCGAGGTACAGGCAGGCGGCGTCCGTCTCGTACATCTCGAGGAAGAAGCTGTGGACCCAGCTGGACCAGCCGTGCGTCTGGTCGGGCGTCATCCAGAAACCCTCGACCTCGGCGCGCAGCTGCTCGAGGCGCACGCGGCGGGACTTCACGGCGTCGCGGTCCATGCCCGGCACGGCCTTGGGCCGGATCTCCCACCGGAGCTGGCGCAGGTCGTCGATGTTGCGCTGGATGCAGAGCGCCGCGACGTCCCAGGACCGGGCCAGCCCCCGGAGGGCGGAGAACTGGATGTCCTCGTAGGTCCGGGGCGTGATCGCGATGTTGTACCCGGGCGAGTAGTCGAACAGCCGGGGCTCGGTCTTCTCCGGGTGGACCGGCATGATCGGCACACCGGGTCCCATGTCCTCGTTGACGGTCCGGCGGGCGAGCGCGCTGAGGTCCGTCGTCCGGACGGCGTCCCACGACGTGCCGCGCGTCGCCGGAGCGGCCTGGACGTCCGTGGGCTGCGCCTTGCCGAGCGTGATCGTCAGGGGTCCGAGCTTCATCGCGTTCGCTCCGCATCCGTCTCCACGACGATCGAGCGCATCAGGCGCTCGTACAGCCACGACGGCATCCACCACGGCTGCCGGACCTCGACCCGGACGGATGCCCGGAACCGCTGGCCGAGGGCGTTCCGGATCTCCGTGGACCGCCACTCCACGATCGCCTCGTGAGCGCTACGGGACGCCTGCGCAGCGGATCGCACGTCGCGCCGGCCGAGGTAGATGCGGCTCATGCCTGCACCGCCGTTGCTTCCGCCGCGAGGCGCGTCCAGTAGTCGAGGATGCCGGGGGTCCCCGCCACAGGCTCGTGGGGCGCGGTCAGTCGCGAGAGGGCGGTGATCCCGGCCGCCTGGCCGTCGATCCGCTCGGTGCTCTTGGACTTGGACGGCTTCAGGTTCCCGGCCGGGTCCTGCTCCACCACGAGGTTGGCGGCCATCCAGCGCAGGACCGGGTTCCCGCCGTGGCGCATCTTCCCCGCGGCGATCCGCCCGAGCCACTCCTTCGTGGCCGCTGACAGGGACGCGTAGCCCTGGCCAACCGGGACCATGTTCGCCCCGTCACCCATGAGCTGGGTCACGAGCTGAGTCGCGTTCCAGCGGTCGTATCCAAGCTCCCGGATGTCATAGGTGTCGGCGAGCTCGCGGATGTCCTCGCGCACCCGGTCGTAGTCGGTGACGTTGCCCGGGGTGGCGGTGATGAACCCATCGCGCGCCCACAGCTCGTAGGGCACCCGATCGCGGCGGGACCGGAGGGCGATGCCCTCCTCGGGTGCCCAGAACCGGGCGATGACGTCGATCCAGCCGTCCTCGTCCTCGTGCAGCAGGAGGAACGCCGAGAGGTCGGTTGTGGTGGCGAGGTCGAGCCCACCGTAGACCGCCATGCCGGGCTCGATCCGCGGCGGGTCATCGCACGCGTCCCAGCGCGCCATCTCAATCGCGCCGACGGACGCCTCGGTCCAGATACAGAAGTTGAGCCGCTGGACGAGCGCCGCCTTGGCGGGCATGTCGCGGGCCTCTTGCACCTGCTCGCGGAGGTAGCGGCGGGTGATGGTGACGTCGAGCAGCGGGTTGGCCTTGGGCCACACCGCCTCGTCGGTCCAGTCGTCACCCTCGTCGAGGGCCGCGATGTAGGCGAACCACGAGTCGTTCTCCACGACCCCCGCCAGGATCGAGCGGCTGTACTCGTGGTGCTGCCAGCACACCGAGTGGCGGTCGTACCCGCTGTTGGTGATCTCGAAGATCAGCGCCGTGTCGTCGCCCTTGGTGCCGGCGCGCATCTTCTCCACCACGAGGGCCGTGCGGTGCTCGTGGATCTCATCGATCAGGGCCATGTGGACGCGCTTCTGGTCGAGCGACCGCGCCTCGGAGCTGACCGGGCGCATGTAGCTGTCGGTCGAGGTGACCGCGAGGTTGTGTGCGCCGATGTCGAACACCGAGCGGAGCGTGTCCGACGCCTCGACGACCAGGAGCGCGTCGTTGAACAGGTAGTGCGCCTGGTCCCGCGTGACGCCCGCGGTGTAGACCTCGGCCGCATGCCGGCCGTCGGCCGCGGCGCCGACGATCCCGATCCGCGCCGCGAGCGGCGTCTTGCCGTTGCCCTTGCCCTCCTCGACATAGGCGGTCCGGAACCGGCGCGCGCCGCCCGGGAGCCACCAGCCGAAGACGGAGCCAACGATGAACGCCTGGCTGGGCTGGACGATGAACGGCTCGCCACCAGGGAGCGGCATGGCGCCGATGAGCCCGATGACGCGCAGCGCCTCGTCGAGGTCCCAGATGAGGCCGCGGTCCTTGCTCCGGTTGCGACAGGCATGGCGGACGATCTCACCCGCGACGACCGTGTCGGCGTGGCGCAGGTCGTCGAGATGGCGCCGGCATGCCTGGCGCACGAGCAGACCGGCGACGATGCGACCGGCCAGGACGTCCTCGGCGTAGGCGCGGACGGGATCGGGCGTCCCCGGTCCTGTCGTCCGCTGAGGGCGAGTACCTCTCCCTGCCGGCCGTCCACTCGCACTCGCGGGCGGCAGGGTCATCGTGCTCATCCGGTTCGCCTCCGCGGCGTCATCAGTCCGGCCATGCTCGAGTCGTTCGCCTTGGGCGTCGCGTGGACGCGCGCTCGGTCGGACGGCGTGAGCCCGAACCGGGCGAGACCGGCCATCACCCGCTTCCACGCGGCGTCGGCCCGGCGCCACGCCATGTCGTCGCGGCGCGCGGCCTCGTACTCGGCGAACGCCCGGCACGTCAGGGCAAGAGCCGCGAGGTCGGCGTCGGTCAGCACGCGGAGCTTCACGGCCTGCGCGGCCAGGTCGTCCCACGCCTTGCGCGCCCGGCCGGCGAGCGGCAGGTACACGGGCGGCTCGGGGATCTCGACGAGCGCATCCACCTGCGGCTCGTCAGGTCGGGCGCGCTCGGGATGATGCGCGGCCGAGCCGTTGAGCACCTTGAGCGCGGTCGGCTTCGGGGGTCGGCCCATCACGCCACCCCCGTCGTTTCGTATCGGGGACGCGTTCGTTTTGC